GTCTCGCGTTCACCTGTTCTAGCACTATCTTAAGGAGACTCCTTAGTGCTATTGGGATCTATTCTAAGCCTTAATAGGTAAGCCTCATGCCCTTGTGATATGATGTAAGCAATAGAACCACGCGGAACACTACAAGCTAAAGCAATATCGTCTAGCTTCATTCCTCTTTCGCGCAGAACAAATGCTTTGTTGCAAAGCTCTGGCGTAATCGGGCTGCTTGTCTTCTCCTCAGTGTCTAGGTTGGGGATCGGATCGCCTTCAATGTCGAGCTGGGTGCCGGGAGGGTAGGACATCCAGCCTCTCTTGATGGCGAAGCGCACCAGTTGTTTGGCTTCTTGGAGGACGTAGTTGTGAATGATGTTGTATTTAGTTGTCATTGGAGAAAGTTAGAAGGTTTGGGATGGATCGGAAAAGCGGCAGTATTGGCCTTCGTAATGTAGTTTGACGTGGCCACATTCGCCATCTCTTTGCTTTGCGATGATGATGGCAGCTTCGCCAGATGGCTCGGTCCTGTCACGGCTTAGAAGGGCCACTAGGTCACTGTCTCGTTCTAGTTGTCCGCTGTCGGCTAGGTCGCTGAGTTTGGGCTGACGCCCCTTTTCTTTCTCAGATTCCCGGTTTAGTTGAGCAAGGGCGAGCATGGCGACATTTGTCTGGACAGCAATGTCTTTAAGTTTGCCACTAACCTCAGCGACCTCGTAGGTGCGCTTCTCTGAGCGATCTGCTGCCTTCACCTTCTGGATGTAATCGACAATCACTAGGCGCACCTTGTGTTTGCGGACAGCCCGTCGGACGTGGGCGGTGATGCTGGAGATGCTATGGCTGCTCGGTCCATCGAGGAACCAAAGAGGGCTGTTTGCAATCTTAGCTGAGGCAGTGCTCATGGATCTCATGTCGCCATCGGTCAAATCGCCACTCTTTAGGTTCTGCATCGGGATGCTTCCAATGGTGGAAACCATGCGTCGAAAGATAGCCTCCTGCGACATCTCTAGGCTGACAAACAAAGTCGGCACCTTGTCTTGGATGGCTGCTTTGTGAGCGATAGCAATGGCGATGGCAGTCTTGCCAATGCTCGGCCGTGCTGCGATGAGGGCCATCTCTCGTAGCTGGAGGCCGTCGGTCTTCTGGTCAAACCAATGGAAACCTGTGGCGATTCCCGAAAGTGTGCCCTTGCGGTTAAACCGTTCCTGCATTTGGTCAATGAAATTGCCAGCAACCTGTTTGCTGGTTGATAAGCTCTCGCGGGAGACCTCAATGGTGAGCCCTGCCTCGGCATTAGAGACGATTTGATCTGGTTTTAGGGTCAAGACAGCGGACTCGCGTATTAGACGGTCACCAGCGTCTCTGAGCTGACGACGATGGGCGGACTCAGTAATGCCTTGAATGTAGTACGGCAGGTTTGCCGGGGATGGGCAGACCTCCATGGATTGGTTCCAGATGTCAAAAGGTATTGGCAATTGGCCATAAGCCTTCTTCCATTCTTTGCCGAGTTCTCCAAGGGTCGGCTGCCTGTTCTCTTGGATTAAACCACGGAGAAGATCAAAGGTCAGTCGGAGGCTGTCATTCAGCAACCAGTCGCTCCTGACATCAGCCAGAGCATCGGCGCAGGTGTCTATGGATCCGGTTAGGCAGGCGCCGATCATTCCCAGCTCGTCCTGCTCCGGATGGAAGACGTCGTTCGTCATATCGATTTTCTCCAGTCGACCTCGGCGCTGATAGCGTCTGGGTTGTTGCCTGAAATCAGATCGCTTTGAGTCTTGTCGATCTCACCGTTCCAATGGTTCAACAGGGTATCTAGTTCTTTCCTGAGATACGGGTCCTTGGATTTGTAGCGTTGCTCCAGGCGAACGAGGTCTTCCTCAGGTGTGTTCAGGTCGAACACCTCTTTGAGCTTTTTGATCTCACCGGTAGACCATTTGGTCGAAGGTCTACGGCGAAGCATAGCACCAACACGTAGGCGAAAGGCTTCGAGGTCAGGACTCAAGGCCTTTTCCTTCTTTGTATCTTCTTTAGGAGATGGAGATGGAGATGGAGAGTTGGATTCCGGTTGGGGTGTCGGTTGACAATCCGGTTGGGTATCCGGTTGAACTTCGGTTGAAGTCTGGTTAAGTTCCGGTTGAATTGCTGAGGCAGCAAGTCTTCGCTTTTCAGCAGATTGCTGGCCTTTTATCGATTGTTGTTGAAGGAAGAGCCCTCTCTCCGTTCTAACCGACTCAAGCCTTTCGTTTCTAAGAGACCCATCTTCGCACAACCGGAACTTAGCCAACACGTCAACCGAAACGCAACCGCCGGTCAACCGCTGTTGCTTTTCGGTTTCAACCGGAATTGAACCGCGGTTCCATTGGTGGCACAGCAAACGGATAAACTGCCCAACCTCTTCTTGGGACATCTCAAGCGTCCCAGCTAGGAAGTCGTCGGTGTAGAGTTGGAAGGCTGGAGCCTTACGTTTGGATTCTTTGCTCACTTTTCGCCCCTCCATTCATAAATGCCTTTTTTATTGGCAACAGCTTTGATCATCACTAAGTGGAGCATTCTGCAAAGTTCTTCAATTTGATTGATTGAGAACTCCACAGTTACCGGAGGTTTATTGAATGGATATTGAGTGATGCAGCAAAACCCATCAATCGATGCGTGGATTACGGTCCTGTCCTGACTTTGGATTTCGAGTTTCATGTCTTAAACGGAAAACCCCACCCAGACCGTGGTAGGAACTCCCGCAGAAGCAACGGGACGTGACACGGAAAGGGTGGGGAAAAGTTGGTTGGACATGGCTTCTAGTTGATTGTCGGCGCTCACTTCCTACGGCTTACGTCGACGGGCTGCTCCCTATCTGCTGATCTGGTTGTTGTCCAGACCTTAGTACGCCGGAATCAGCACATCGGCCACGCGTTTGGTCAGCTCCACATCCAGCAGGCAGTAGTCGATTGCTGCTTGGCGGTCGGTATTCCACAGCAGATTGAACTCGGCGCCGTTGCCGCCCTTGTCACCTAGGCCCAAGTGCCGACTGATTGCACCGAGGCTGCCATGGGCTCGACTGTCTCCAAGCTGCCACACCTCGCGCAAGTCGACCACGGTCTCGGCCCAGTAGCGACCGCTGCGGAGCCAGTAGGGTACATAGATCCGATGCTTCCAAGAGCGTTTGATCAGGAAGGGTAGGTCGAATGCCTTGATGTTGAAGCCGATCAGCATGGGGTTGCGCTCGTGCTGATTCAGCAGCGCCCACCATTGCTTAAGCATGGCGGCCTCACCATCGGCATCGGCGCACAGGATGTTTGAGCCTTTACCTCCGGGCATCCAGTAGCCGATGCAGAGCACTTGGCCCGATAGAGCGTCCAGAGCGGCATTTCGGATGTAGTCGTTCGCATGGTTGGCCTCGGCGGCTTGGAGCTTGTCGGCGATCTTGTCGGGATCCTTGAGGTTGCCCAGCTTCACGTCGGCCGGGTTGAATGGCGGGATGTTGAGCTGGTCGACCGGCAGGGGCCCGGTCTCGATGTCGAAGATGATTTTTGAATTGGCTGGCATATTGCTAAATTGTTTTCAGTTAGTAGTTGATGCGCGTTTGTCAGCCGATACGCGCCCCCGGCTTCCTACGAGTCAGTAAGATGGATCAGAATGGAATGTCTGAATCGGTGGGATCTTCCTGTGCGTTGATCTCCTCCATGCGCTGAGTCACAGCACCGATCAGCAGGATGTCCTCTGGGCTCTTGCCTGAATTGACCTTGGCCTTAGGCAGCCAATGCTCGGCAAGGCCCCGCACGGCTTCGTGGGTCAGCTCCGACAGGGCAATGCCTCGGAACTTACCGACATGCACCTTAATGTCACCGATCTTGACCGGCGCCGCAGTTGCCGGCGTCACGGTCTTCACCTTGTCGTCATCCTTCGGCGGCCTGTCTTGCATACGGACCCACAGGCCCGAGGGCTTGAGGGGCTCACCGCTCTTGTGGGGCATGATGAGCTTGATGTTGCTGTAGGTCCTGGAACCGTCCTCGCTCAACTCGTGGGCAATGACCAAGGTGGCTGGTCGGCCGATCAATGTATCCAAGTCGAGGCTGACTGTCTCCTCGGCCGTTAGGGCCCGGCCATACCAGTCCTTGAGGAACTTGGTCAGGATTCCTTTCTCATGCAGGCTGGCCGTCATCGGTGCCGTCATAATCACCCAGGGCTGCACCGGGTTGCGTGATTTGTCCAGAATGTCGATCTCGAAGGCGATCTTGAATTTTTGCTTGGTGCCATGCTCGGTCTCGTAGGTTTTTAGCGGAGTAATGTCGATGCAGACCGCTCGGCCTGTGTATTCCGGGCAGGGTGTAAAATTCCCGCCGCCTTGTTTTTTTGATACTGTGATTCCCATGTTGTTCTTTGTTGTGTTGTTGTTTACCTAGAGGCTTGTTTTTCAACCTCTGAAAGTTGTTTTGCCATACGGCTGTATTTCGCCCAGTAGTCGGGCCATGTCGCCTTGATCTTGGCAAGGTTCTCCTCGTCTGCCACATAGGCGGCAGCGCCAAGTTTACGAACAAATGAACCGCCGTATTCCATCATCGTATTGATTGTCTGCTTGTCGTTCATTTTGTTGCCTTTCCGCGCTTTCGATTCCAAAAACTAGTAAACTCAACCTTCTTTTCTTTTATCGCCCGTTGTGTTTGCCCAATCTCTTGTTTAGATAATACCCGCAGGCCAGTGCCCTCTTTCATTATCCGCTGAATGTCATTGGAGAATGTCATGGTTTGTTTCTCCCCTCCTCTAATATCGTCAGCATTCCAGATGCAACCTTACCATCTGAGCCGTCTCGGAAGAACGCTGTTGCGGCTCGGTTGATGCGGTCCTCCAGGTGTACGATCTTGGCTCGGGCCTCTTCCAGTTCCTTGCCGGCGCGGAAAGCGCCGTTCTCCTGCTCTAGCTTGGTTACAATATCGCACAATCCAATAATCATCACCATGTTGGCCTCCGGTTTCTCAATCCCGTTGCGCTGGCAGATTTCAACCCCTCGTTTCTCTGCGTCCAATCCAACGTCTCGCCACGGCTCGTTGATAAACTGGCTTATCTTGATAATGCTCACAGCTTGGCCTCCTTGGCTTTGTTTCTATTTTGATTGATGAAGCTAATTGGATTTG